GATATTCAGGCTGGCGCGGGCCGTATGGTCGTACAGTCGGCGCGGTCAATGATCCCAACCGATTACCCACTATCGGGTATGGCTCGAGGCTCAATGATTAAAGGCCGTAATGAAACTATCTACAGGATTAAAAACGTTACAGCCGGTGTAAAAACCGTTGTAGGTAAACGCGCCAGCCGTGAACGTACCGTAACGTTTAACCGCCCACTAATTATGGACGGCCGACGCATAAACAACGCCTACACACAAACCATAGATTTTAAGGCTCGCCCCTATGCGCTGCTGGTCGCTCAACAGACAGACGCCGCCGCCGCTTTATGGGATCACGCCGGTATCCGTGAAGGCTCGCAATTTGTGACAAACCTTATAACCGAAGGCGAAGGCCCTAATGCTCGAGCGTCCCGGTCACTTACCCCGGGCGTTGTAGCCGTTATGCCAGCCGTACAAAGCGAACTATCCAAAATAATCGACCGGGTATCTGTCAAAATGAACAAAGCCCTACAGATTGAATACAAATAATGGCACTATCTATACCCATTCTCTCAAGCCTAGATACTAAGGGTTTCGATAAGGCCGCCCGTGAATTTAAGGCGCTTGACACAAATTCGGCCCGCGCGGGTTTTGCGCTTAAAAAAGCGTTTTTACCAGCTGCCGCAGCGCTAGGTGCGCTAGGCGTTGCCGCTTTTGGGGCCGCTAAATTGGCCAGCGACTTTAACGAGGAAGCAAGCAAAAGCGAGGTAATTTTTGGCGACGCGTCTACCGCCATTATGGAATTTTCCAAAACGGCCGCAACGTCGTTAGGGCAATCACAAACCGAAGCCCTAAAAGCCGCCGGAACATTTGGCGTACTAGGTCAAGCAGCAGGACTAACCGGCACCGATCTAAGCAACATGGCTGTAAAGTTCACGACCCTAGCCACCGACCTAGCATCATTTAACAACACAAGCCCCGAAGATGCCGTATTAGCTTTAGGCGCTGGCCTTCGCGGCGAGGCAGAGCCGTTACGCCGTTTCGGTATTTTGCTAGACGACGCCGCACTACGCACAAAGGCATTAGAGCTAGGCCTAGTCAAATCCACTAAAGACGCATTAGATCCACAAACTAAAAGTCTTGCCGCGCAGGCGATTATTCTTGAGCAAACAAACTTACAGCAGGGCGACTTTGCCCGGACAGCAGACGGCGCAGCTAACAAGCAACGCATTTTAACGGCCCAAATTAAAGACGCTAAAACCAACATCGGTAAAGGGTTTTTACCAGTTATGGCTATTGCCGTTGGTTTGCTATCCAAGTTTGCAGAATTTGCTAGCGACAACGCGCCGCTAATCGTAACTATGGGCGTAGTTATCGGCGGCCTAGCCGCTGCCATTGTTTTAGTTAATGGCGTTATGGCTGGCTTTAGCGCTATTGCAGCAATCACCACAGCGGCCAACATTGCACTAGCCACCTCATTTACAGCCGTACAAGTAGCTACGGTAATTGGTATCGGTACAGCCATTGCCGGGGCCGCGACCCTAGCCATATTGGCGAAGAAAATTAGCGGAACTGTCAAGGCAAACACAGACAGCACTAGCGCCACAAAGACAGCAGCAACAGCCCAAGCCGAATACGAAAAAATGCTTAAAGGCTTAGGCGTCACAACAGACGACAACACCACCAAAACAGACAAAAACACCGAAGCAACTAAAAAAGCCGACGCCGCTAAAAAGAAACTAGCCGAAGCAGCTAAAAAATTGGCCGCCGAACTTGTAGTACTTAAAGACGCTTTACGCGATCAAATGGCTAAAGCGCTCGAGACAGCCAACGGCGTATTAGACGAAGCAATAAAAAAATTCAACGATTACGCTAAATCGGTTTCCGACTCTGTTAAATCGTCTTTTAATTTTGGCAACGCCCAACAGACAGCAGCCGAAAACGTTAAAGCCGTAGCCGACGCATCGGCCGAAGTAGCAAAAGCGCAAAAAGCGGTAGCTAAAGCAATGGCAGGCACCGACCCCGAAGCCTTAACAGAGGCGTACGCCGATTTAGCAGCTGCCAATAAAAAACTAAACGACGCACAGGCCAGCCCACAAACTTTTTTAGACAATCTAAAAGTGCAGGCCAACAAAGTTAAAGACTTTGGGGTGTTAGTTAATCGGCTTTTGGCTGCCGGTCTTTCAGAGTCGGCCCTACAGCAAGTACTAGCCGCAGGCGTAGACGGCGGCACCGCAATAGCTCAAGAACTATTAGGCAGCGCCGGGGCAATTCTCGAGGCCAATACGCTAACCGCAGACGTACAAAGCATCGCCGACACTGTAGGCGCAAACAGCGCAAAACAGTTTTACCAAGCGGGCGTAACCGCAGGCACAAACCTAGTAGCGGGTATACAAGCGGTCGTAGAGACGTACAACATAAAGCTAGGCACCGTTAGCACCGCTGGCGAGGTAGCAGGCCTTACAAGCGGTTTTACTGGCGACTTTAATACCATCATGGGCGGCGGCAGCCTTAACCCGTTAGCCGGTATAAATTTCGGTATGGGTGTTCTTATGGCCGAAGGCGGCGTCGTAACCCGCCCGACGTCAATTATCGCGGGCGAGGCCGGGGCAGAGGCAATCATTCCCCTAGATCGTCTAGGCAGCATGGGCGGCGGGGATATAAATATCACCGTACAAGCTGGCGTAGTTTCATCGCCCGATCAGATAGGCCAACAGCTCATCGAGCTAATCCAAAAGGCCCAACGGCGCAGCGGCACCGTGTTTGCGCCGGCATGACCGTACCAGCTACTACCGTTAGCGTCGGGTTTCCGACTACTACAGGGTTTAGTAACGCCCTACAATTAGACGGGCTAAACGTCGCTGCCAACCAACTAGGCACCGGCAGACTAGGCGGCACAGAGTTTGTAGACCTTACCTACCTTGTTGAGTCTGTAACCATTACGCGCGGGCGCAACCGCCAACTAGACCAATTTAACGCCGGTACCGCGACCGTCGTATTTGACAACTCGAGCCGCATACTAGACCCGCTAAACCAAAGTAGCCCCTACTGGCAAGGCGCGCCTTACGACACAACCGGCGTACTACCGCGCAACCCGATAGTAATTAGCAGCAATGGAATACCCATTTACACCGGGCTAATTACCGATTGGAATTTAGCCTATGACATACAACCAAACGGCGACCGTATGTACGCGCAATGTTCCGACGCTTTTACGGTGCTAGCAAATCAAGCCCTAAACACGGTGACACCAGCGCGCCAGTTGTCTAGCGATCGCGTAAATACCGTCCTTAATTATTCCGAGATTAACTATCAGGGTGCGCGCGCCATAGGCACAGGCTCAAGCTATTTAGGTGCCTACACAATTAGCCAAGACACCGAAGTACTTAACTATCTACAGCAAGTCACCACAAGCGAACAAGGCTATTTATACATGTCGGCTAATGGTGTTTTAACATTTAAGGGCCGTAGCGCAGTCTTAAACCCGGTATCGGGTGCCACGTTTAATACCACCGGCACAGGGCTACCGATGCAGAGTATCGAAAACCAATTCGGCGACGAGCTGCTATACAACTACATAATTACGCAAAGCCCCGCCGGCGCAGTACAAACTACTAGTAGCGCAACGTCTATAGCAGCATTTCAGACACAGCAATACGCGCTAACCAATTTACTAAACGACACCACAACCGAAGTAGCGGCGCTCGGAAACTATCTACTAGGTAAATACAAAGACCCCGTACTACGGTTTACGGGCATTTCAACCGAACTAACCGCATTAAACGCGGCTAATCAAAACATTTGCTTATCGCTCGATCTAACAAGTATTGCTACCGTAGTTATGGCCTACTCAACCGGGACGCCCGCCACAGTTTCGCAAACCCTTATAGTTTCGGGCGTTTCGCATAACATCACCCCACAAAGTCATATTATTTCTTATACTTTTGAGAGTACCGACGGAAACCAATACATGACCTTAAACGACGCAATATTTGGAACGCTCGATAACAACCTTTTAAGTTTCTAGAGGAGACACAAAACATGGCATTAAACACAGATTTTACATCGGGGCAAATCCTGACGGCTGCACAGCAAAACAACTTCCCACGTGGGCTGGTCAGCGTTACAAACAACACAACCCCTTCTGGAATTGTGGCAGTAGAAACGGTTGCTGTGACTTCACCATCGTTTACCGCAGTTGCTAACCGTTACTATCGAATCAGTTATTACGAACCAGTTTTGCAGTATGTTTCCGGCACAGTAAACCAAGTTGCTTTGCGTATTCGTTTAACTAACATCAGTGGCGCAACTCAACAACTAACGGAACTGCGATTATTGAACACCGTAACTGGTGGTAACAACACTGGATTTACCGCCATTGTTAAAACTTTGACTGCTGGATCAACCGTCTTTGTCGCAACTTTTGCGCCCAATGGCGGCGGGTCGATCAACTGTTACCGCGCAGCAGATACAGTGGCGCAACTTGTTATCGAAGACCTCGGTTCAACATGATAAGAAAAACCCTAGTTTTATTGGTGTTTTGTGCGTCATTAACAGCATGTAGCGACCGTGTACGCGTTAATTGCGAACGCGTAAAAAACAAAGCACTAACAGCAGTAACCGAAACAACAAACCAAATAGGCGGTGGCCGTTGTGGCTAAACAAAAATACACAAACGAAGAAATAAAGGCGCGGCTAGTTTTCATGGTCGGGGTCGGTTTAACGTGTTCATTTCTTTTTAGCGTTATGGCAATTCTTTACGGCTTGCTATTTGTAGTGCAGCCTATGGAACAGGCCCCCAATGACTCTGCCGGGTGGTCGGTACTTTCCTCTATGTTGCTTACACTTTCGGGCGGTCTAATTGGCTTGCTAGCTGGTAATGGCCTTAAAGACAAACAACCACCGCCGACACCATGACACGCCCGTATCCGTATTACCCCGCGTACGACGGCGGTAAAGAAACACCCGGCATACGCAAGCTGCTCGAGCTAATGACAAAACGGTACGGCACTAAATCGCTAGGCACCTATGTAGTGCGCAACATGAAAAACGGATCTAACCCCCCGCAATTATCCGTACACGCGACAGGGGCGGCGCTTGACGCCCAATACAAAGACGAAACACAAGCGCGGGCTATATGGGATTGGCTGCTAGGCAGTTCACTTATCGACGGTAAGACGGTGCAACATTCCGAACGGCTCGGTTTAGTTGAGGTTCATTGGTACGCCTACGGCGACTACGGTTGCGGTTGGCGCTGTTCGCGCGGCGAGGGCAAGCGCGGGGTAAAGATTTTTACGGCCACCGACAACGCCGGTAGTTTTTCAGGCTCGCC